TGGCCACGTCCGCGTCCTGCGCACCCGCCTTGGATCCGAGACCGGTCCAGGTCTCGGGGTCGGTGGCAGGGGTGATGCCGAGGTCCACCGCACGCGCCATCCGCTTGTACTGCGTGATGGACGCAGGCGACAGGTCGAGGGCCGCAGCGATGTCCTTCTGCTGCATACCCTGCCGCAGCATCGCCGCCGTGGCGTAGGCCGCCGCCATCTGCTGCAGCGACCCCGCCTCACGGTACGTGGCGATGGCACCAGCGGCATAGGCCGCCGCCTTCTCCGGCGTCCTCGCACCCGACAGACCCGAGTCCGCGTTGGCCGGAGTCCACTTGCGCGGCTCCACCTTGCGGATCAGGTCGGTGGACAGGACGGTAATGCTCTTGCTCTCGGGGTTGGCGTTCATGCCGACCCCTCCTCTCATGTTCGCTCCAGCGACACGCCACATCTCACCGTGAGACTGCACCCGCTGAAGACGGGGCGCCCGATTCAGTCAGACTGAATCGGGACCCTGTTCCGACACGCGAGGCGAGGAGAGCACACCCGTTCCGATAATCCGTACGGCCCTAGCGCCACGCTCACAGGGTCCGATCCGACCGCGAGGGTTAGCCGCGTGATGTCGTCGTTCTGCCCGTGAGGCTAGGCGCCTCATCCGTACCGCTCTGGAGTTACTCCGGACTACGGGGCGTAGGGCACCAGGTGCGCCACCCCTCGACACACACAGGATCACAGGGCCCGAACCCACCGCGTGTGCCTCCGGTCGGAGGTTGGCCACCCCGAGGTGACCAACGAGGAGCAATCTAATGCACCTGCCTCACTAAGTCAAGCCTACACACTGTCAGGGTGGATTCAGTTCGACTGAATCGGCACCTGACCTGCGCATTCAACCGGGCGGTTGAGCTCGGACTCCGAGGCCGGCACCACACAAGAGCTCCCACCTATAGGTGGGTCCCCCTGGCGCCACGCCCACGTACCGGATGTTGGTGTGGTGGGTGTGTTGGGTGGTGGGGTGTGTTGTACACACAGTTGGGGTTGTACACACAGTGTGATACCACTTTGTACACACACCTTTGTACACACAGTGGGGTAGTGTGTGTACATGCCGCGTACCCGGAGACTGGACATCAGGCTCTCGGAGCAGGACGTCGCGGTGCTCGACACCAAACGGGGGTCCGCGACCCGGTCCGCCTACATCCGGAACCTCATCCACGGTGGGCGAGCGGTCACCGTCAGACCGGACCACACCGAGCGGTCCACACCCACCACCCAGGCCGTGGTAGACAGCCCACACGAACACCAGATGTGGCCCACCGGACGGACCGGCCTACGGGGTACCACCGAGTACCGGGAGATGCGCTGCTCCTGCGGCGCAGAAAGGTGGGACCGATGACCCACTGGCACCGACGCGGCACCAAGCAGGAAGCCACCAACGCCGACTGGACCGGATGGGCCCGCTACCCCTGCACCGACCCAGACTGCGACTGGGCGGTCTACGTCAGCCCCACCGGCCGCACCCGGTACGGCTACATCCCCTCCGAAGCCAGACCAGGCAACACCGACATGCCCCCACCCGCCCCCGACCACCACTACCCCAAACGCGGAGACCGCATCCAGAAGATCAACGGCAAGCGAGTCGACACCAAGACCGGGGAGATCCTCTGATGGTGAAGTGCTGCTCCAAAGCCAGGCTCCAGGCCAAACGAGCCGCCACCAAGAAAGCCACCCGGAAAGCCCGACGGCTCGCCACCAAGGGGATCACCCCGAAGAAAGCCCACCCCAAGAAAGCCAAAGCCAAGACCGCGAAAGCCAAGAAAGCCCCACCCTGCCGCGACTGCAGCAAAGGCCGCACATGACCCACCGACTCGTCGGCTACGCCGCGCTCGCCGGATTCATCGGCACCGTCCTCGCCGCCAACTACGCCACCACCCACTACGGCCTGGTCCCCGTCGGCCTCGGCCTCACCGCCACCGCAGGCACCTACCTCGCCGGACTCGCCTTCGTCCTCCGCGACACCATCCACGACCACCTCGGCCTGGTCGCCGTCTTCGCCGCCATCGCCGCCGGAGCCGGACTGTCCTACCTGGTCGCCGCAGCCGCCATCGCCACCGCCTCCGGGATCGCGTTCGCCGTCTCCGAGACCGCCGACCTGCTCGTCTACCCCCCCCTCCGCCGCCACGGCTACACCCGCGCCGCCATCGCCTCCAACACCGTCGGCCTGATCGTCGACACCTACCTGTTCCTCGCCATCGCCGGGTTCCCCCTCACCCGCGACGTCGTCGCCGGACAGATCCTCGCCAAAACCACCATCACCCTCGCCGCCGTAGCCGTCGTCGTCGCCACCCGTGCACTACTACGCCACCCCCAACCAGCCAGCCATCCGTGACGCTATGGCCCGCGACCAGATCCGTGCCATCACCACCCCCCGATCCGGCGACCACATCCCCCACCCCATCCGGTGGGCAGCCGACAACGGCTGCTACGGCACCGGATACCCCGGCGACCGGGCCTACCTCAAATGGCTCCGACTCCACCCAGCCCGCACCCGATGCGACTTCGCCGTCGCCCCCGACGTCGTCGGCGACGCCACCGCCACCCTCGCCCGATCCGGCCCCCTCCTGGCCCGGATACGACTCCTCGGCTACCCCGTCGCCTACGTCGCCCAAGACGGTCAACAAGCCCACCTCCCCGACTGGGACACCTTCGACGTGCTGTTCCTCGGCGGCACCACCGAGTTCAAGTTGGGCGTCGCCGCCCGCGCCCTCACCCGCTACGCCCTCGAAGCCGGGAAACCCGTCCACATGGGCCGGGTCAACTCCTACCGCCGTCTCGCCTACGCCCACTCCATCGGCTGCACCAGCGCCGACGGCACCTACCTCACCTGGCGACCCGTGATCGGCCTACCCGAAATCCTCGACTGGCTCACCCGACTCGAAGGAACCCGATGACCCTCACCTCCGGCCTGGTCCGCTACCACGCCACCCTCGAACCCCTCCTCGTCGACATCACCGACATCACCCCCCACCCCGACAACCCCAACAACGGCGACCTCGAAGCCGTCGCCGAATCCATCGAAGTCAACGGCATGTACCGGCCCATCTACGCCCAAACCTCCACCCACCACATCGTCGCCGGGAACACCACCCACGCCGCCTGCCTCGCCCTCGGAGCCACCGTCATCCCCGTCCTCTGGCTCGACATCGACGACACCACCGCCACCAAGATCGTCCTCGCCGACAACAAGACCGCCGCCCTCGCCGTCCGCGACCCCGCCCTGGAAACCGCGCTGCTGCTCACCCTCGACAGCCTCGCAGGCACCGGCTACACCGACGACGACCTCGACGTCCTCCGCCGCCTCACCGACACCCCCCTCGACGAAGACGACTTCAACGACCCCTGGCCCACCATCTGCGTCCAAGTCCCCCACCACGTCCGCAACGCCTACCTCGAACTCACCACCGGAGCCGGAGGCGACCGGCAACGGTTCGAGCAGTTGCTCCGCGCCGCAGGCTGGGACGGATGACCACACCCCTGCTCGGCAGCCTCTTCGCAGGCACCGGCGCCCTCGACCTCGGCGTCATCGCAGGCACCGGCGCCCGGCTCGCCTGGTACTCCGAGAACGACCCCCGGATCGCCCGCATCGGCAGCCACCACCACCCCGACATCGACAACCTCGGCGACGTCACCCTGATCGACTGGACCACCGTGCCGAAGGTCGACATCCTGGTCGGCGGAACCCCCTGCCAAGACGTGTCCCACGCCGGGAACCGCGCCGGGATGCGACCCGGCACCCGGTCCAACCTGTGGGCCGCGATGCGCGAAGCGATCGCCACCCTCCGCCCCGCCACCGTGATCTGGGAGAACGTCCGTGGAGTCACCCTCACCCCAGCCGCGACTGCGCTGGAACCCTGCCCGCGATGCCTGGGAACACCTGACCCCGCCACATCCCTGCGGGCACTCGGACGTGTACTCGGGGACCTGGCCGACCTCGGGTACGACACGCGATGGCTTGGCCTACGCGCATCCGACGTCGGCGCCCCCCACGCCCGCTACCGGATCTTCGTTGCTGCCCACCCCCAGAGGCACTGACCGCTACGGCCCCGGCCCCCACGGCACCGGCGGACCCGACCTGCGCACCGTCGCCCTCCTCCTCCCCACCCCCGCCGTCAACGACATGGGCTCCAACTACACCCCCGAAGCCTGGGACACCTGGACCGCGAAGATGGCCGACCAGTTCGGTAACAACGGCCACGGCCGGTCCCTGTCCATCGAAGCCCGTCGAGGTCACAACCCCTACCGGGCCGCGATCGCCCGCTGGGAACGAGTCCTCGGCCGCGCCGCCCCACCCCTGCAACGCAACCACCACCTCAACCCCGCGTTCGTCGAATGGATGATGGGCTACCCCCTCGGCTACGTCTGCCACGTCCCCGGAATCAACCGGTCCACCGCGATCCGGGCCCTCGGCAACGCCTGCGTCCCCCAACAAGCCGAAGCCGCCGTCCGCCGACTCCTCCAACCCTGGTGAACGTCCACGGCTGGTGGCTGGTCATCGCGGTCGCCCTGTTCCTGGTCGCCTGGGTGATCCTCAACTGGTGGGACCCCAACTGACTCACAGGTGCCGTTGAGCCACCCACATCCCCACCAGGAACCCGAACGCACACGCCACCGGCACCGCCGCCGTCAACCCGAGAACCAACATCACCCACACCCCGACATCGTTGCGTAGTCCTATCCTGGTCCCGTGATCGCCCAGGACTCCTCCGACCCCACCGGAATCCGAGCCCCCCACCGCACCAAGGACGACCCGAACGGTACCGCCGGGAGAGCCCGCAACCGGAAGGGCAACGCCGCCCTCGCCCTCGCCGCAGGAGGCATGGGCTGGGACGACATCGCCGCCTCCCTCGGCTACCCCACCGGCCGGACCGCGAAGGTCGCCGTCGAACGAGCCCTGGAACGCCAACTCGCCAACGACGAAGACCGCGCCAAGATGCGCCGGATGGCCGCAGTCCGCCTCGACCGGCTGCTCCGGTCGGTGTGGCCCAAGGCGATCAACCCCGAACACCCCGAACACCTCGCCGCCGTCGGCAAGGCCCGCGACCTGCTCGGCGACCACCGCAAACTGTTCGGCCTCGACGCCCCCACCGAGGTCACCGTGCACAACCCCGACGCCGCCGAGATCGAAGCGTTCGTGGCCCGCCTGGTCACCCCGCTGCCGGTCGTCGAGTACGACATCATCGCCGGACAGATCGAAAGCAGCCGGATCGAGAGCACAGATGAGCCCGTACCGACTGACTGAGTTCACCGCGAAAGCCCAGTTCGCAACGTCCGCCGAAATGCCCCGGCTGGTCTACCTGGCCTGCCTCGCCACCGGCATCCCGTCCAACACCGCCTACTACCAGACCGCCGTGTGCGAACGGCTGTCGAAAGACCTGGGGATGCCGCTGGAACGACTGCTGGCGAACCTGCCACCCCGGCGCGGACCCTCCGCCCACCTGTACAACCCCGACGAACACACGATGGACCGGACCGGGATCGCGGTCAGCATCAACTCCTCCGGCGGTGTGTTCCGGATCGGCCCCGGCAACACCAACGAGGAAGTCACATGATGCAGATGCGGCGAGTGGGTACGATCAGGGCATGGCTCACGTCCGTTGGTCCCAGTGGTGCGCAGGCGGCTGCGGCACCTGGCTGGCCGTCGGCACCCTCGCCACCCGGCTCCACGGCGGCTGGTGGTGCCACCCATGCCTGACCCGCCACCGGGTGACCTGCTCGCTGAATGGCGCACCTGGACCCCGGACGCCCAACGCCGTGCGCTAGACCTGCTCCGCGAAACCGAAGGCCACACCTGGCAGCCGTTCTACTGCGCCCGCACCGACTGCGACGGCCGACCCCACGACACCTGGGCCTGGGAACACGGCCGCGCCGACCAGCGACCCCCACCGTGGGCCGACCCGTGGCTGGTGCTGCTGTTCCGAGGCGGCCGAGGCTCCGGGAAAACCCGGGGCGGCTCCGAGATCACCCACCGGGTCACCGACCACACCCCCCGGGTCGGCCTGATCGCCGCCACCGGCCCCGACCTCCGCGACACCATCGTCGAAGGCGTCTCCGGCATCCTCGCCACCGCACCCCCCGGCAAACGACCCCTGTGGGAACCCAGCAAGAAGAAACTGACCTGGCCCAACGGCTGCATCGGCCAAGGCTTCTCCGCCGAAGAACCCGACCGGCTCCGAGGACCCGAACTCGGCTTCGTCTGGGCCGACGAACCCGCCCACTACCCGCTGATCGACGAAGTGTGGTCCAACATGCACCTCGGGCTGCGCGACAGGCGGGTCGAACACCCCAAGATCGTGGCCACCACCACCCCGAAACCGGTGCCGTGGATGAAGAAGATCAACGCCGACCCGATGACCGTGGTCCGGGTGGTCTCCACCTACGCCAACCTGCACAACCTCGCCGAACCCTTCCGCAACCAGATCCTCGACCGCTACGAAGGCACCCGCACCGGACGCCAGGAACTCCACGGCGAAATCCTCGAAGACGTCGAAGGCGCACTCTGGTCCTGGGACATGTTCGACCGGGTCGCCGACGCCGGTGACCTCACCCGGATCGTGGTCGGCATCGACCCCGCCGGGTCCGCCAACCGGCGCTCCGACGAAACCGGGATCATCGCCGTCGGCGCCGACCAGGCCGGACACCTGTACGTGCTCGCCGACCGCACCGGCCGCTACTCTCCCGGCGGCTGGGCCTCACTCGCCCACGACCTGGTCGACCGGCTCTCCGGCGACGTGATCGTGGCCGAGAAGAACTACGGCGGCGACATGGTCCGGCACACCCTGGAAACCACCGGCCACGCCACCACCCGGGTCCGGCTCGTGGACTCCCGACGGGGCAAGGCGATCCGCGCCGAACCCCTGGTCGCCTACTACGAGAAGCACAAGGTCCACCACGTCGGCGACCTCACCGACCTGGAAACCGAACTCACCACCTGGGTGCCCGGCGAAGGCGACTCCCCGAACCGGCTCGACGCCCTCGTCCACGCCGCCACCGAACTGCTCCGGCACATCAGCCCCGCCGCCGTCGCCAACCCCCGCGACCTGGGTCGCCGGGTGCCCAACCTCCGGCTGGTTCAGTCGAACTGAATCGAGGACCGCGTGCACCACTCCACCTTCGTCTGGATCGCCGCCAGCATCGTCGGCGTGATCTCCGTGGCCCGCACCGCCCGGCTGCTGATCTGGGACGAGTTCCCACCCGTCGAATGGCTCCGAACCCGGCTGCTCGCGGTCCTCGGCGACACCTGGGGCAAGGTCTTGACCTGCGGGTTCTGCCTGGCCCCCTACCTAACTCTAGGTATGGGCGTGTGGGTCTGGTTGAGCGACCTGAACATGTGGTGGTGGATCATCAACGGCTGGTGGGCCGCGTCGTACCTGGCGGCGATCGTGGTCGCCTACGACCAGCCCGAGACCGACTAGCCGACTCCCACCGGACCTGACTAGTCCCCAAAGGGGTGAGTCACCGCTACATTGACCGGTATGCCGAGGCGTGCTCCCGTGGTCATCCCCACCACCAGCCTCGTCGCTTCGGCAGTTCGGTATCCCGGCTCCGCCGCCCGGATCTACCGGCCCCAACAGAACTGGCAGGCCGAGTGCTACCGGCACTACTCGATCTGCGGGGAAGCCCGGTTCTCGGCCAGGTTCTTCGGGAACGCCGTCTCCCGCGCCGTCCTGTCCGCTGCCAACAGGGTCGGTGGGGAGACGGTGCCCGACCACGGCGACGCCGAAGCCGCCCTCAACGAACTGTTCAACGGCAAGGCCGGGCAGACCGAAATGCTGGAGGAGACCGGGGTCCACCTCACCATCGCCGGTGAGTGCTACCTGGTCGGCCGCACCGTCAACGACGCCGACATGTGGGAGATCGTCGCCGTCACCGAGATGAAGGTCTCCGGGAACACCTGGACCATCCACTACGACGACGGCACCCCCGACGTACAACTCACCGAAGACGACGTGGTCATCCGGATCTGGCTCCCGAAGCCCGACAAGAGGATCGAAGCCGACTCCCCGTTCCGGTCCCTGCTGCCGATCCTGAGCGAGATCGAATGGCTGACCCGGCACATCTTCGCCCAGGTCAGCAGCCGTCTGGCCGGGGCCGGGATCTTGTTCCTCCCGCAAGGCATGACCTTCCCGCCGCCACCGCCGGTCGACGGAGCCGAGGTCGCCACCGGCAACGACGCCACCGTGTTCATGCAGACCCTCGCCGACGCGATGATGACCCCGCTGTCCGACCCCGGCGACCCGTCGGCGATGGTCCCGATCGTGGTCACCGCCCCCGGCGACGAGATCGACAAGGCCCAGTTGATGCACTTCTGGTCCAACCTCGACGACGCGGCGGTCAACCTGCGGACCGAAGCGATCCGCCGGTTCGCGCTCGGCATGGACCTGCCCCCCGAACAGGTGCTCGGGATGTCGTCCAACGGCGGCACCGGCGGCGGCACCAGCAACGGGGTCTCCCACTGGGGTGCCTGGCAGGTCGAGGAGTCGACCATCAAACTCCACATCGAACCGATGCTGGACACGATCGTCTCCGCGCTCACCCTCGGCTACCTGCGGCCCACCCTCGGCGAAGGCTCCGACGCCGTCGTCGTCTACGACACCTCCGCACTCCGGCTCCGGCCCGACCGGTCCAAGGAAGCCTTCGAGTTGTACGACCGGGGCCTGCTCAGTGTCGAAGCCCTGCTGAGGGAGAACGGCTTCGACCCCACCGACCTGCCCGCCCCCGAGGAGTTCCGGATCTGGCTGCTGGTGAAGGTGGCGTCCGGCTCCAACACCCCCGACCAGGTCGCCGCCGCGCTCAACCAACTCGGGGTAACCCTGCCACCCTCCGGGCCACCGGCGAACCAGGTCCGCGAAGCGCAGCCCCCGCCGTCGCTGGAGGAACACCCGGTCAACCCCCGCACCCCCGCCGAGTACGCG